CATCAAAGTTAATTGTTCCCGTTGCGGCTGAGGCTACCGTGTTAGCACCTTCAAGAAGGCTGGTTACTACGCCACCGTTAATTACTGGAGATGTAAGGGTTTTGTTAGTGAGGGTCTGGGTACCCGTTGTCGTAACCAAAGTCGCTGGAAAAGTATTGGTTCCCGAAGTCAGGTCTTTGTTAGTGAGGGTCTGGGTATCAGTTGTTCCAACAATAGTTCCAGCTACTCCATGAACTGCGCTAGAAGCGTTTACATGGGTGTTCGCTTCCGAAAAATCAATTGCGGTAGGGACTGGATAAATTGACGCACCAGAGTTGTGAGATGCTGCGGTTGTATTGTCATAACCGCGAGTAACGAAAGTAAGGGTTGTTCCAGAAAGGGTAGCAAGGGACTTTTCTTCACCAGATAGTCCGGGATCAATGACAACAGAAAATTGCCCAGATGTAAGCCAGTTAGTTGCGGAAGCAATTGTTACGCTGGTGGATACATTCGTAATCGAACTTGTAATAGTGGTGGGGGTTGCCGCACCTGAATAAACTCTCGCACCCATTATTAACCCGCTATCTCTTTAAGTTGAGCAAAGAATGTTCCTTCTGTTTCCCCGTGAATATTCACTATTTCAGGCAACCATTGGTAGTCATAGAGTACCACTTGGTAGGTTTCAAATCCCATTTGGAAAGTAAAGACATTCTGTGATTGCCATAGGTAATAAAGGTGAGCAAGTTCATCTGGAACTTTAACTGACCAATCTTTATCGCCAACCGTAATTGTTGAAAAGAGCATAATCGGAACATTCCATTGAGCAGTTCTAATCGGAATAGGCATGGAGCGCAAAATCCAGCGAGTCAAAACTGGACTATTTGTGCCATCGGAATTAAGGGTAAGAACTATCTGAAAGTTCTCACCTACAAGCTGACCAGCGGGGAAAGCATAAGTAGGAGATACACTTCCCACTACGCTTGAAGTTCCAATAGTTGTGGCATTTGTAGCCGCCGCATATTGATCGGAAGTATCGGCAATAATGCCTACTTGAATTGAGCCTTTAAGTGGCTCATGTTTAATGTCCACATACATGGCAACTTTGGGGTCTGAAAGACCGTAGGAAATAACTCCGCTGACGAAAGTTCCAGAAGCAACTGGAATGCTAGTTTCCCCGACCAATCCATAGCCATCAACGGTGAAATACCTTTTGTTATTAAAGGTAATAACCGAGCGAACTGCGCCTTGAGAATGGGCTTGAAGGTCGGCTGCGTAGGCTGGAACTAGAGTGCTGGTAAAGGTGGTCAAATCCATGCGACCCAAGAAAGAGTTATTGCCATCGTAGTTGGACAAGCCATACCAGACAAAGCGAGATTGTGGCTCAAAGCAATAAACGGGTTGGCTAGTTGTAATGATTCCACCCAAGGTCAGCGAGCCATCTGAATTGACTTGGCAAAAACGAACGCCCTTATCAGTTCCAATAAGAACATAACCAAGATAGGAGGCAATCGAACGAACGATTTCTCCATCTGGCAATTCAGCCGCAACGGTAGGAACGGCAAGTGCGGTTCCATCAGAAAGGATTGCGGTTCGATAAATAATGGATTTAGTTCCAGCGTATCCAGCCGCATAAATCTGGCTAAGACCACCGCAAATATCTACCCAAGTAAAGTTGCGAGCCGAAAGGTCAAGTAGCGCAGTAGGCAATGCTCCACTAGAAAGAACATTGTAAAGTTTGCCACCACCAGCCGCCATAAGGCGTGACTTGGTATAGCGAACCAAGGTGACAGTTCCGGTTGCGAAAGAAGAAACAGATGCTCCACCGAGTGTTCCAGAGTAAATGCCGTTTGAACTATTCGCCGTATAAATGGTTGCGCCATCAGAAGCCATAGATACTGGTGAGCCAGTCATGCCAGTTACGCTGGTAAATGTGGACATATCTGAGGTGTATTTAAGGGCGGTTCCATCAATGATGTAAACATTGGTTCCCGTGTTTAAGCAAGCAAGCCCAGTATTTGCCGAAGTATAAACGCGAGATGTGTCATTAAGAAGGGAAAGTTGCCAAGGATTCCAAGGGTTAATTCCTATTGAATCGTTATAGCGATTGAGTAGTGATGTAGCACGATCAAGGTAGGTCTGACCTTCTCCACCCAACCATGTATCTTGACTTCTGCGCCATAGTTGTTCGGGGGAGATAGATTGCTCTCCAGGGGTATTGGAGTTATCGGCTTGGTTACGAACAAGTGGCAATGTTTCGCGCTTGAATTTTGCTCCCCATACTCCGATTGAATCCTTGTCCCATTGGAGCATATAAGGGTGACCATCAAGTGCTACGGGATAAGGCCAAGGAACATTGGAAGAAGTAGAACTTCCAGAGTAAAAAGGAACCGCTGGTCTAAAAGGTGTGTCATAGGAAAGCGATGGCGAAATTGTCATGCTTAACTCCTATAACTTGGGTACAAAGCTTCCAATTTTGCGGCTTCTGCTGCGATACGGCGAGCGCGTAATTGCTGAAGTCCATTAGAAGATTGCATGATTGCTCCTGCTGGAACTTCACTTCCTCTGCGAGTATCGCCTTGTGCTTCGGTAAAGTCGCGCTTAATTTCGCGCCCTTCCATCAAGCGAATTGCTGCTCCAAGTGGAGGAATATCAAAAGCCGTATTTTGCAATCCAGTAGAGGCAACATTGGCATAGGTGGTAGTTGGCATTGTGAGGTTTGCCTTGTAAACAACTCGAACGCCAAAACCTGCATAACCAGGAGAAAATAATTGAAGTGAGATTCCAGATGGGAATTGTGCCGTATCTGCATTGCGGTTCAAACGCCACTTGGTATTGGAAATGCGTGGGTTGTCGTGGGCAGGTCCAGGAGTCAAATACTTAACTTCATAAATGGAAATCAATTGATCGGCAATAGGGCTAAGGTCGTAACCCGTTAGAATCGGATTGTAAGTGAAATCATAAGTTTGGATTCCGTAAAGACCATTGGTGGGAGATGACAAATCATTTATCTCATTGCCTAATTGATTGAGAATGTCGTTGCCCGTAAAGCGTGGGGCAACACGAACAAGAGTTCCAATAGCCGCATTAGCATCGGTTGAACCTTCTTCTCCAGCCAATACGCTGGCAGTTAAACCTGAAATAGACCAGACATAAAAAGTATTGGTTCCAATAGAAAGGCGCGTACCGGAGCGGATACCATCAGTAGGTTGAGCAAATGTAAGGGTTCCGCTACCTGCGGTATAAGCAGAAGCAAGTTGATTACGATTTTCAACATAACCACTCATTAAATAAGAACGAGTCTGGTCAATCCAATTTTGAACAGTTGTCATAGATTTACCGCCGTTGTGTTAGGGTCATAAATGGATTTGCCTGTTACATGTTCAATTGCTTCTACTGCGGCTTCAATTTTCTTAGTTTGTCCTTCTAGGACTTGACCTGATTCAATCTCAAAACGGGTTGTGGCTCCAGCTTCAATACGGGCGGCTCCATCAATTCCCTTGGGTTGATACCCTTGCTGACGAAGGCGTTTGTAGGCTGGCATATCTTTTTGCCAGCGTTCTTCACGATCATTAACTGCCTTTACGCTATCTCTTAAATCTCCAAAACCGAGCATGGGAAAACCTTCGCGGTGTGGAAGTTCATCTTTGGTAAGTGGTTTATAGCAATTCTTACACATCCAGCCATCTTTGGATGAAAACTTAAAATTGGAATGAGCGCAAACTATTGTAGTTTCAGTTTTCAACTTATGTACGCTCCGTAACCAGCGTTTGTCAGAATTTGAACTTCGCTGGCACTAATTGTATAGGAGTGACCGCCATAATAAACGGCTTTAACGCCAGGGCTACTTGAGGCAATAGAGCCATCTGCGTTGTAATAAGTTTGGGCTACCCAAAGTGGGGGTTGGGTTTCAGATACAACATTGTTGGTATCTATCCACACATTATTGCCTTTAGGAATCGAAGGCGTGAAATAAGCAAAAGGTCGCTTTTGAAACTCTGGGGTATTATCCGTAATAACGGGAACAAAGGTTCTCGCTGGGGGAGTAAAAGTTGCCATTTGTCACGCTCCTAAAGTAGAACGGGGAGCCACCCGAGAAAGGTTAAGCGGGTGACTCCCCTAAGTTACTTACTGTCCGATTGAAGAACCAGATTCAATGCGGAACAAAGCAGCTTGACGGAATGGAGCATACCCGACAAAGTGCTTCCAGCCAACTCCAGTAAAACGGCGGAGTGTGTCAATGACGGGAATATCAACCAAGATTGGTTGGATTCCATAACCGCCACCGGTTGAGAAAGCCTTAGCGAGAGCCTGACGACCCAAGACCAAGGTTCCGTACACATCTACTGCATTTACAACGAGTGTCAATGAAGTACCAGCGTTCACATTTGACAATCCAAGAACCGAAACTGTCAAAGTTGTGGTTGTTGGAACTGTTACAACTGTGAACTGAGCGTTGAAGCCAAGTTGTGAAGTTGAACCAGTACCTGATGTTGCCGTAGCACCTGAGATGGTCAAAGTGTCACCAACTGCAAGACCGTGTGCACCAGATGTGGTGATTGTAGCCACATTTGAAGTAACAGCAATCGTTGAGATTGTGTATGAGTTTGTTCCACCGTCAGAGAAGAATGGTGCGCGTGGTGTTTCCATAAACTGAACGCCCTGGAAGTTACCAATTACGCCATTGTAGATACCTGATGGGTCGGAATAAACATGTGGGTCAGACCAGTTAGTTCCACCTGTTGCGCCACGAAAATCGTAGGAAACATCTGGGTGGATAAGACCCTTATACATGCCGTTGAATGTTGCGACATTCTGCTTACGCAACTTAGCAACTGCATTACGGACATCTGAACCTACAAGAGTATTTGTCTTAGCAAGAGATGTACGACCTGCAACTGCGCCTGAGTAGGCAACCTGAGTACCTGTACCAGCAGCAGTACGAGCGATGCCGTCTGTTGAGATACCAGCGTTCCAACCAATAACCTGTGCGGCGATTGGGTTTACTTCCATAAACGCGGTAGCACCGAGCTTGGCAGTAAGTTGGATTGCGTTACCGTATTCAAGAGGAGTAACGGTGATGTATGAGTCAGCCATCGCTACTGGAGTGATGTCTGAAGTTTCTGTCAATGCTGTTGATGCTTCAGCAAGGTCGGAAGCGATTGTGAATGTTACAGATACACCGCGATTGGTAGCATCTGTGGACTTAACCTCTACAAGAGCATCGTAATAAAGCTCTGGGCGAAGGGCATAGTAAGCAATTTGCTCATACGCGGCCTTCGAGAGATCAAGCGAGGAGACTTGTGTTAAAGCCATTTATTCGCCTTCTTTCGGAAATGAGGACTAGATTCGGATGAATCCAGATTGAGGTTGCTCATTTGAAATTGGGATACCGAGTTTTGAAACAATAGCCAGAACTGCCTCTGGTGAATCCGCATTGCGAATATCATCAAGTGCTGAAGGTGCAACGAAAGCCTGAGAACCAGCGGAGGCATTTGATACGCGATCAATTGCGCTTAATTCCTCTTTAACAGATTGGGTTTCAGAAGTGGCGATTAAGCCATACTGTTCCGCTTCTGCCTTGATTGCTTCTGCTGTCAATTCACCTTCATAGGACTTAGCAAATAACTTTCCAGTTGGAGAGTTGATGTCAATGCCTGACTTCAATAGAGCAAGTTCACGCCTAGCCGCATCTGCCTCTTGCTTGGCTAATTCAGCCTCACGCTTGGCTTGCTTGCCATCTTTGGCTTGCTTTCTCAAGTCACGCAGTAGAGCAGTATCTCCACTTTGTTCGCTATTTTGTTCTAGTTCTAATTCTTCATTTTCGAAATCGTCATTTTCATTTGACATGATTGTTTTCCAATTCTGTATCGCTAAGTTACTAGGAAAGCACTTAGGCAGGGTTAGTGTTTAAGGTGGTCGTAACCGAACCTGACACCGCTTAACCAATACGCGGGGCAAGCCCTCATTGCCTCATTCATTGTTATAGCGGCGAACGGAGCCGCGATTCCTCTTGGTGGCTCTAACTAGACGAGGAATAGACTTAGAACTTTTCAGGAGCGCAATTAAAGAATACACATAACGCGTTCTTTTGTCTAAACCTAAGCAGTTAGATTGCTTGCGCCAATTCCCTTAATTCCGCTTGAATCAGCCGCAATTGCTCCGCCTTGGTTGAACTCATTAACCTTCTGTTGTTGAAGGTGCTGGAAGGCAAGAACATCTGAACCGTTGGACTTGAATTGACTGTTAATAAGTTGTTGGTTGCTAAGGGCGGTTGCCACATCTCCAGGTAACTGGGTTTCAAATTGGGTTTCTTGAGCCAAGTTGCTAAACCCTGCTTGCGCCTGAGATTGGCTGATACCTTGGTTAGCAAGTGCTTCAGATTGGGCAATAGTAAGTTCCCCGTTGGCTCCTGCGCCCTTAAATCCTTGCTGGAGAGCCGCGCCACCGATTTGCATGGCTTGAGCCTGTTGTTGGATTTTTGGCAAGGCTTGGCTTGGGTCTAATGCCCATGCCGCAAGATGACCTGAATCAAGTCCGTAAGTATCCAAAGCGTATTGACGAATATTTGGGTCAAGAGAGAGAACGCTATTTTGGGCTGCCGTTACACGGGATTGAAGGTCTGTTGGGTTGATGTTATTAGCAATCAAATTTCCCATATAGGCGGTTGTATCAAAAGTTCCGCTAGGGATACCAGCAGATTTCAATACCTCTGTGTAACTTTTTTCAAGACTGATATATGTACCTTCACTGATTGCTTGACCTTTAGCCGCAAGAGCCGCCATGCCAGGAAAGCGTTGAGCATAAGCGTTTCCGTAAATCGGATTTCCCGATCGAATATCTGAAATGATTTGAGAGGCTGGAACTCCAGAGTTCAATTGCGCCCATGCGGTTTGAGCAACTGAACCAAGACCAGCAGAACCTAATACATCTGCAATTGCCCCGATAGCAGATTCATCACTTGCTGAAGGGGTAAATGTTGGTGTTCCAGAAGTTGTTTGCGAACTTGTAAATCCACCATTGCCATCTGCGACTGTGCTAACTGTGGTGATAGTTCCATCTGCATTTTTAATAACTTGGGGAGTTCCGACAACTGTTCCCTTAGCCAAAGGATTTACTGGATTTGCTGGAGGAATTGCTGGAGAAATTGGTGGCGTTGTTGGTGGCGTTGTTGGTGTTCCAGAACCAGTAGGCGTAGTTGGGGCAGCCGATACGGGAAGTATTTGACCAGTAGGAGAAACATACTGAAGTTGAGAACCTACATATTGCACACCTGAAGATAGTTTTGGTGGGGTTGCGTTATTGGTTTTCTTAGTTGCCATGATTTACCCCTGTAATCCGAACATAGTCTTAAGTTGGCTTGCAAAGTCTGAGGCTTGTGTTTTAGCCGCGTTGGTGTAATTCCACCCGTATTGAGGGTCTGTCTTAATGGTTTTCATTACTTGATTCATATTGGCTTGGATGGTTTGATCGGACTTAGTTGGGTCTGGAATATTGATTAAACCTTGCCACTTAGGGTCTTGCCAGTTAATCGAATCTGGGGAAATATCAAGGGTGTTGGCAATCTGCGTTTGATAAGGTGTGAGATAGGACTTAACGCTGATGCCGTTAGCAATGGCACTTGACATCCAAGGATACAAAGCCTTTGCTTGGTTTTTGGCGTATTCAGTAAAGATTTCTTCAGCATTGCCACCGAGAGCTGGATTCTGATTTCCAGGGGCAACAATTTGCTTAATGAAACTTTCAATTTGCGTTGGGTCTTTAGGAAGTGGGATTCCATAGTTACTAGCAATGGTGGAAAGGTCGGCAATAGTCTTGCCAAGAGTTCCGCCTTGGGTAGCCGTAGCAAGTGGATCGTAATGATATTGGCTGACCAAAGCAGATTTAATTTGATCGGTTGAAGTCCAGCCATTTATATAGGCTTGTTCGGCAACAGAATTAAGAGCATCTGGGCTAAGTTGGATTCCAAGTTCTGTGGCTACAGGATTAACCGAAGAAGTAAGAACTCCATTGACTCCAGCATTGTAAGTGGCTGGGTCTGTAATTTTTTGGGCTTGAGCATCGCGGATTGTTTTAGCGTTGTTGTTCCACCAAGAGTTTTTAGAGTCTTGGATAACATTGCCGTTGGCATCTACCGCATGGGTACGGATAAAGTCAGCATAAGCCTCACCTTGAAGGGCGGTTCCACCCTTGCCAGCAACCAAGGCTGCTTTGAGAACGGGTCCGATACTTGGGTTGTTATACCAAGCCGCAATCGAACCAAAGTTTTGGTTGAGGTAATCTTGCGTTGCTTGGTCAAAATTGATTTGAGGGACAACGCCGGCGATAGTTTTAGCCGAAATTGTGCCAGTACCCGTAGGGACTTTAGGTTTTGGTGAGTTAATACGGGTTGCCATTTATGCGCCCTTCAACATGGACATGAACTGATTAAGGCCATCTGAAGCGGCTTGAGCCGATGCTTCGGTTGGGTTGGTCTGGGCGGCGTAGTTAGAAGCCGCAACAGAAGCCGTAGGAGGGGCTGTGACGGCATTAACGCCAGAAGTCATACTTGGAATAGGCGCACCCGATTGAGGGGCTTGACCGCTTTGCTGGAACTGAATAGGGCTACTTGGGGCTTGGAACGACTGTGAAACCTTAGCCAAATCTTTGGAAGAGCCATAGGAGAGAACAAGTTCCTGATATTTCTTGGCAAAGTCGGCGGCTTCTTTGGGGGAAGCAGAGCGACCAAGGGTTGAGGCGAAGGCTTGTTGGGCAACTGAAGTTAAATCGGCTTGGGCTGGAACGCTAACTGGGGTAGTTGTGACCAAGTTGAGAGTTTGACCAACGGAAGCACCAGTAGTGGCAGTTGTATTTTTGGTCAGATTGACCCATGAGCCAAGGGTTGCAGGGGTAGATGGGTTGGTGGTGTTGTAGTTATTCCAAGCTGCAATGTATTTTTGAAGTGCGGTGACATCGGCAGATGACCAATTTACGCGAGCCTGTGCCTTGGTATAAGAGTTGCCAACTGCGATAAGTGGGCGAAGTGCGCCCCAAATCTTTCCGCTTCCAGCATTGGTTTTTGCAGCAGATTCGATAGCCGCGAAAATTTGCGCTCCTGTGGCTTTGCCCGAAAGCCCAGGAATGTTGAGTCCGGTCGTATCAAGTTCTGCCTTGGATGCGGCAGTCCAGCCCGTAGGGTCGGCGGTCGAAGTTCCAGGAAGGGTGGTAAAGCCACCAGTCAATCCAGCATCGGGAGTTCCCGAACCACCGCTAGGTGGCAAGGTTTTTTGTGGCTTAGGAGTTTTAGTGCTACCCATCATAATCCTTTCAATGGACCATATTTAGAAGCGTAATACTTGGCATAGAAAGTCGGGAAAGTAGCATCGCGTGATGCCAACTTTGCGGCGGCTTGTCGCAATTCATCCATGTATGGAGCAATTGGGGCTGGGTCGAAATTTGGGCTAAGTGAATTTTTTTGAATATACGCTTGAAGTTTATCACTTTGAGTTACGAAGGCGTTGAAATACGGCAAGATGCCAAGAGTCTTGTTGCTGGCAATTGCCACGCGTTCTTCTGAAATAGCAGTTGTTTTATTTGCTACTGCGGTAAAGGCTTTAGATGGGTCATAGGCTGGATAAACATGGTGAACAAGATTATTAAGGCTTGTCATATCTACTTTTTGACCAGCGAAACCTGCTGGGAATGTATCAGGCCATGCGAATTGCCCACCATGACGGTTGGCATCTAACGCTTGGGAAGCGTAGGTGATGATCTTCGAACGCAAATCCCAAGCCTTTGTCTGTTGTTCTTGGTAAGGCAGATGACCTTGGTTTTGCCAATTGTCGGTATTGGCGTGACCAAAGATTTGACCATGTGAAAGTTTGGTAATTGCGCTTCCTGCTTCCCACCATAAAGTTTTGGCTGAATCTTTAAGTGCGCCACCCCAATTGGGGGGTGCGTTTGAAGAAGGGTTGTAGCCAATGACATTGGTAGATAAATCTTTCAATGCTGGAACAAGGGCAAGCATGGCGGTAGCCGAAGCCTTGGTAGTAATTGGCTTTGGCATGAGCATGTGAACAAATAGACTTAACTTATCGGCATCAGATACCCCGTTAAGATTTGTGCTGGTTTTTCCACCGTATAAAAATTGCTCGGCAACCGAATATGGGGTTTTGTTAATTCCACCGAAAACGCCTGGGCCAACACCATGATAGTAAGGATTTAATTTCTCAGCTTCTTTGAACAATGGCAAATTGGCTTCCATCCAAGCCTTTGTCTTTTGCCCGTCAGATGAATTGTAGGCAGCGATAGCAGCAGCAGTCATCATACGAAGTGATGGGTTATCTAAAAGTGCGCCACCAAGTTCGCGGGCAACGGTCTTTTCAAATGAGAATGGAAAGAAAAAAGCATTAACGGATTTTTCAGCAGCAGTACGATTTCCATAGTTATTGATTGCATCCACGCGAGATTTGAGTTCGGCTTCACCTTCTGCCGTATTGATTGCCTTGCCTTCTTCTTTCATGTTTTGTGCCACATAATGAACTGTGCGAGCAAGGGTGGCGCGTGGGTTGTAAATATTGGCAAGGTCTTTGGAATCAAATTCTTTGTTTGTAAAATCTGCTACTTCTTGAGCGTTTTTATCTGTGCCATAAATTTTATCTGCCAAAGCATAAGCATCGGCTTCCACCTTTGCCCCAAGTTCCTTGAGAGATGCGGCTGGGTTGTAGGAAATCGGCATTGACTCATTGACACCCTTAACGGCTGATTTGGAAACACGAAGCCATGCTTGAAGTGGTGAGTATAAGTAGCGAAGGTTAATAAGAGAGGGTTGAATTTTGCCAGTAAGGTCAAGAATTCTATGACCATTAACGGAAAGTGGAACATTGACAAACCCAAATGAAGAATTCATTAAACGGCTAAGAGGGTTAATGCCATTGATGTAATGCGGGGTTGAACGCAAACCCTTTTGCATGGCATACCAAAGGTCGCTTGCTTCTTTTGTGCTAAGTCCAACGGCTTGTGTTTCAAAACCTTTGTTATTAAGAATCATTCCGCGAATATCACCTTTGTCGGTCATGGCGGTCATCCAGTCTTTCTTCAACCAAGTTTGTGGGGTATTGGCTGAAGCGATTGTGGTTTTGATGTATTCGGCGGCTTGGTCTTTAGTAGCCAATGTCCAATCGGAACCATCAAGATTTTTAACTGTGGTTCCAATTAACTTATTAACTTCCTTGCTCCATACGCTTCCTCCTCCAATGCGAAGGGATGCGACTTTGCCCAAAGGACTATTCATCAAGTCCATGTAATACTTTGCCGGACCGCTAACGGTTGGCTTAATAATGTCTTGGGCGTAAGACATAAGGCGTGAGCCAGTAACCCAAGGTGGCAAATTGTTATTTCCCTTAGCAATAATTTTTGTAATTGCGTTTTGAAGGGTTTTATTTGCGGCGGTACGCCCAGCTTGCGCGGCTAAAGATGGGTCAGATTGAGCCAAGTTAAGTCCCAGTTTATCTGCGGCTTTTTGAAAATCATTACGGCTTTCGCCAAGTAAGTCACTAGAAAGAGTTGGGTCTGTCCAGTTATGACCGACATCTGTTCCATAGTTAATCTTGTAACCAAGGTCGTTAATCATTTTGTTTACTTCATCAAGGGAGCCATCGGCAGGAAGGTGGGCATCTGAAGCAAGCCAAGTAGATTTCTCTACCATCAACTTAATAAGGTCTTGTGTTGGTACATATTGCAAATCTCTAATATTGCGACCAAGTTCTGTGCCTAAAATTTGTTCAACATTAACACGAAGTCTTAATTCAGCGGTTGTAGCGGTTTTAGGGTCAAATGTTTTGGGAAGTACGGATGCTTGAGCATTTGCACCAAAATTATCACCGCTGGTAGGTTCTAGGTTATCTAAGGTTTCGGGAGCCTTAAATCCGGGCTTTGCTTTTTCAAGGTCTGCATAGAATTGACTTGCCAAACCTTGAACATCATTGGCGTGAAGTGTTTCAATTCTTGATAAGCCAAAATGAGATGGAAGTGCGGCATCGGAAAGTGAGGCATTTTGAGCATCACGCAAGGTTGGTGATTTGGGAACTAAACTCTTAATAAGGCGATCTGCTTCACCGCTATTAAGATTCTTAGTTGAGGTAATGTCTGTGCGTTGTAAAAACTTATTGAGATAAGCAATGCGTGATTCTTTATCTGTAATTCCCTTATCGCGCAAAAGGGCTTGGATGCGCTTTATTTGATTAGATGCGATAGGTGCAGCAGATTCTTTATTTGCTTTGGCAATGTCCTCTGGGGACATTAACTTAGATACGGCATCTTCGGGCATCAATGGGGAATCAATTGACATCCATGATGTATCTTCACCAGCAAGGCTGGCTGGGGTAGTAAATTTAGAAAGGTTAGGCAAAACATGTTGTTTGAAAAGCAATTGCGCTTGGGTAAGGTTTTCAAGTCCATGACCAAGTGCGGTGCGAGCATCTTCTTGGGAAACTTGCATTTCCTTTGCTAAGTCGGTTTCCCATTGCATAGGCTTTGTCGCATAACTTTGTAACGCTTCTTGAAGAAGGCTTGGGTTATTGCGAATAGCCGATTGTGCATTTTGTAAATAACGAAGGCGTTGGTCGGCGTTAGTTCCATCAATTAAACCTTTTTGAATTGCCGTATTAGTAACTGATTGCGCTGAGTGCGCTGCGGCATTGTCAAGATATTTGCTAGAAAGTTGTTGAGAGCGAACTGCGTAAGCATCTTCAACGCCAGCATTTTTAAGTTTATTGACTTCATCAAGGAAATTAGCCCCAGTACCGCGTTCATAACCAGAGATAACCCCCGTGCTATTGAGCGCATCAGAAAGTTGTTGATGAATATTGGCTATTTTTTGACCAACTTCAAATGAAGGACCGCCAGCGTTCCATGCTGGAGCATGTGCCCCCAATTGAATAATGTTAAGTGCGTTTCCAAGATTGCCAGCAATAGGAGTTAAGTGGTCGAGTGAATAGGCGGCAGTTCCGTTAGGATCGCCCATCCAGTTTTCAGCGTGACCTTGAAGCCCAAGTTTAATTCCGGCAACGGAAGTATCTTGCGCTATCTTTCCAGCGATTCCTACTATTGGGAGGCGATAAGGGGTTGCGGCGACAGAACGAAGGGTTGTATAGGCTTGGTAACCTTCGGTTGCGGCTTTATCTAAGCCATTAACTAAACCTTTAACGGCTGGGACATTGTGAAGCCATTTGGTAAAAGCAAGGCGTGGGACATCGTGAAGCCGTCTGGTAAAAACAAGGCGATTGCCAGTAGCGGTTTCAGGCAATACTGAGTTCATAATCCAGTTGGCAATACCTTCTGGCTTTTGTGGGCCGATATCGGTAACAAGGGCTTTGGCAGCGTTGGTTGCCCCAGCTTCTTTGCCAACCGCGATGCCACCTTTAACTGCCCCAACTGCGCCTTCGCCCAATTTGCCGATGCTTGAAAGAGCCATAGCCGCAGATGCAATGTTAAGCAAACTTTCTGCGTTGCTTTGATTTGCGTATTCGACATTGGTAAGGGTTTTTTGTCCTTCGGCAATTCTTCCAGCGTTTGCTAAATGATTTGCAATATCTGTGGTTGTTGCCCTTGCTTCATTTCCAGTTTGGCTATTGCCTACAAAGTTTTCAAGTGCGGTATAGGCATCGGCGGTAAGTTTGTATCCATCACCCAAGCCTTTAAGAACATCTCCAGGAATAGATTTAATAACGCTGGCAACAAGCGGGATTGCATGGCTCAACCACGATTCGCCAAAAATTGTATTAAATGTATTTCGTGCGCTAAAAGTTCCAACGCCAGGTTGATTTATTTGGTCTTGATGGTATTGATAAAGGGCGTTGTTCCAATCATTGTTCCAGACTCCATTGATAGGAAGCCCAGGGGAATAGCCACCCTTAATGCCGTTAAAAGTGGCATCTGAAATCTTTTGTTGAAGTTGAGCAATTGAACTAGCATGAAAAGTTTGAAGTCCAGTATTGATGATGTGGTCTTGAACTACCTTGCTAATTGTCTGCGTAGGATTCATGGCAGATGGCTCATAAAGGTATTGCGAAGTTTTATTGGGTACGGCTAATCCGTTTTTAATGGTTGTTAAAACAGTTTTTGCCCCGTTATTGTTGCCCATTGATTGCCCAATGGTTGTTGTGATATTTGGGTCTATGTTTCCAAATCCAGATGCGTGGGCATTGTTAATAAAATCGGCAAGCGAAGTGGCACTTGGGTTATTTAAGATTCCATCACCAGCAGGTGTATAAGTATTAACTTGAGGCGCGGATGCTGGTGGTACTGGTGGCGTTTGATTAGCCAATTAAATAGCCGTTCCATGAGGGGATTGGTTTTGTGCTTGCATGGCAAGGTAGTTACGCACGAAAGCAACTTGTGGGGACACATTGTTACCCAAAGAATTTAATTGAGCCAGAGCTTGTTGCGCTGGGCTAGTTTGAACAGTTTGCATCATGGCTTCAGGTCCAGCACCAGGGCTATTTGGAATACCTGTTGTGATTGGTAGCCCATGATCGGTTGGTTGAGAAAGAGGTGTGACTGGTGGCATGGAAGGCAAGCCTTGAGGTGCGCCTTGGCTTACCCCTGCTTGTTGCGCTGGCAAAGAAAGCGGAGCAGGTGCGCCACCCATAGGAACGGCTTTTTGTGCATCGAGTTGTGCTTTGGCTTGTCCGTACTGTTGTCCAGGAACAGCGGTGTTAGCCAACTTTGACAAAGCGGTATTAACGGGTTGCGCTGAAACTACATTTGCTCCACGCAAATCAGAACGATTGGCGTATTGAACCCCAACCTTGCCAGAACGCTTTCCCCCGCGTGGCATTACTTACCTCCATTGCTAAGTGAAGCCAAGAATGAACCGACATCTTGTGGCGCAGGTGCGCCTTGCGCTGGTTGTTCTGCCCCTTGTCCGGGTTGTGCAAGACCAGGTTGTGTTTCAGGTGCGCCAGCAGGAGCAGGTGTGGCTTGGCGTTTTTGAGCCGCTTCGTGAACTTTTGTTACTGCTTCCCCAAGGGTTGCGCCTTTTCTTACCTCAACATCAATTGCTGCTACATCTGCTGGTGGAATTGCGCCTTGTTGGGCTTGTGCTTGGATTGATTGCAAAAGAGATTGCTCCAAACCTTCTGCGATAACGCGTTCTTTTTCTTTTTCCGCATCTTCAATCATTGGGTCAATTTCTTGTGCAGTTTGCTTTGACATGATTCCAATACTTACGCGCTGACCTAATGCAACGATAAGCCCGTTAATGTCTGAACCAGAGTGGGAATAGGCAACAATGTTGTTATCGTTTTCAAAATCTTTGCTAGGGACATAATCAATATGTCCTTTTGCGTTACGAGCAGATACATAAAACGATTTGCGTTCATTGCCAAAATAAGTTTTAGCAATAGCGATTGCTCGCTTGTTTTCTTCTTGTAAGGAAGCGGCAAGGATTTCCTGTGATTCTTGAATAGGAAAATCAACTACCGCAGATAGAATCGAATCACCACGTTTTCCTGTTCGGATGTTTGATGTAGATTCCCCACCGAATTCAGCAGGAGTACCAGAGGCAACGCGTTCAGCGCGTTCAATCGTGTTAATAAGGTTATTAGTTGCTGGGCTTGGTTGAGTTGTCATCTCGCGGATTTCTCCACCAGAAACTACATTCACTTGACCGGAGCGACCATCATAAGGACCTGCAATAAACTTGGCAGTTTCACCAGGGCGCGAGATAAGGTAGGTATCTGGAAAGATGCCACGCTCTACGGCGGTTACTTCAAGGGCAGTCAGCTTGGCTCGAAGGGCATACATGCCGATTAAAGAATCAAATTGACCCATTGGGCGATCTAAAGTAATTCTTCCAGGGGAAACAACCATGCAAAGACCAGTTCGATTGGCAACGCGTTCTAATTCAACGCTAGGAGTTCCAGTTATTTTGGTATCCCATTGTGAAGCACTTACAGATGAATTGGCAAGAAGAACCATAACTTCACCATCATGGTATTCAACCATGTTAATCATGTCTGAATCTTTAGTTTTTTCATTTCTACGCAAACGAGATTCAGCATCGGGGTAGCGAGTTTTAAGCCAAGTGCGAGAGCGCGTGTAAGTAAAGATGCAATTGTCTGGGGTTATCTGGTCTGGGTCGCCACCATCGGAAGGAAAGGTATTAAGTGGGTCACGAATATCCCAACGAGCCGCACCCCATTTTTTATCTGGGCGCAAAACAACTGGGCTAGATGCGTAGCCAATTAAATGCCTTGCCCTACGGCGCATCTTCAATTGCATATTGTTTGTTTCCCACCAGCCAAGGGTGGCTCGCATGCGAGTATTGGCTCGCTTCTCGGATGGGCGATTGCCTTCTTCAACTGGAGGATAAAAAACACTTGGCATGGTAGATGAAATACGCATAGCCGATTGGTCAAGTCCTGTTGTAATCAGATTAGCAACATAGGACTTATCCACCCTATCTAATTCGGGTAGCGGAATAACGAGATCGCCATTGTAGGTATCTCGCAATTCGCGCATTGCATTAAGAACGGGACCGCGAATACCTTGGCGTTCTAAAAGCATTGCCGAGATTTCTTCGATAGATGGACCGAGCATTATTTATCCTTCTACTAAAACAACTTGAATGAAACTAATGCCCTTACTTGGACTTTTTCTTTGCGTTCTTCATAACAACATCTTTTGGCAAACCGCGCTTCTTATCAAGTGCCATGTCGCGCTTTGAGCCGTCTTTGATGCCAGCCTTCTTATCTGATTTGTCATCAGATTTTTCTGTCCACTTTTTCTTGGTAGCCATTTATTTTCCTTTAACATTCTTGAGATTTGGATTGGCTTTCTTTGCCGCTGGTGAAGCCTTGCGGGTAGCAGAAGCAAGAATCGCTCCAGCAGCCTTCTTTGATACGCCTTCTTTTTTGGCAATTGAATTTTGTACGGCTTTGAAGCCAGGGTGCTTTTTCATTAAACGCTCTTAACAATCTTTTTAGTGTTAGGGTTTTTAGCTGATTTGCCACCAAATGAACCTTGCTTTGCGCCAAGAGATTTTGTCTGAAGATTACTTGGGGCTTTAGAGGCAGTTTTCTTTCCAGAATCTTTAGCCTTTGGGCTATTGATTTTAATTTCAGAAGGCGTGTTCATCTTCTTGTTTTGTGCTGGAGTTGCTTTAGTAGTCTTTCTTAAATTTGCTGCCATGAGGGGTATCTCAATTCATTAGACAATGGAGAAATAACTGTCTAAATGTTACCACTAATAATCTTTAGACGCCTCGCTTGAAGCGATTAGCATTTCTCTGTACCCACGCTGGGCGATTGGAGAATTGATAGACCTGTCCATTATTTCCATCAAAGAGATGGGGTGCGTTCCAAATCAAGAACCAATGCGCCATAACCGTGTCATCGGTAGAACCTTCAGGCCATTGAATAAGTTCCTTAACCATCGGCTTCATAACGGCTTTAGACTCAAGGTAAGTTCCACCGCCAGGGAAGCGAACGCGACCAGCTTTGTAGTGCGGGGCTAATGTTTGAACCCCGTACGATTCATCAGATTTGTTCCGGTTTGTCTGATGGGGAACTAGGTTCACATTACGAATAGCAGACCACCGCTTAAAATGGTCATATTGCAACATGAACCGTTGAGCCGCGTTTGCCTCCACTATGAGGTAGGTAAAAGGGTGACCTTGATCGTTAGAACGAACCCACCATTCTTCTAAAAGTCCCGTATAGGTTCGGGTGTCTTGGTTGTAATCAAGGAAGTCAGGTGCTTCCATAGGGGTTCGGGCTAAATCAACAAGGTGTTGCATTTTGGTATCAGGGGAATAAGCCCACCATTGAACTGCCCAATATTTTGTCGGAGATGGGTCGGCGGTTACAACCGAATACCCCATAACTCCTTTAGGCCAATTTCCAATGTTTCTGGTGGCATCCCAGCATCCCTGAGATTGAACCCCGTCTTTGTCAATGCCCCCGTCAATCCATGCTTGCTGAATAAGAGAGGCTTCGGCATCTACATCTTCTTGCTGATAAAGGGTAAGGAACTTATCGAGTTTGCTTTTTCTTACCCGTGATAATTCACGCCAGGGCAAACGGTAACTATCCAGCAAACACCCATCAGGGTAGTTACCATGATGAACACCCCCGTTATTTTCTGCTTTACATAAGTCATCATAATGCGCTTTGTAAACAATGTGGTGATACTTCTTGGGAGCCTTCTCTGGTTCTTCTTCAAATTCTTCTGACCAATCTACGAGATTAAGCGCGTATCGGTAAAGGTCATCGGGCGACATTCTCTGCCCTTGTAGAATCAAAAGACCGCCAGGGTCAAGGCGAGTTTCAGCTTCAGTTTCCCACCAGTTAATCAAATTCTCGCGGGCTTCAACTGTGCGGATATTTGTCTTATCTACAAGGTCATCCCAGATAACGGTATCAAAGCGACCACCCAAAAATCCAGAATCCATTCCGTAGGCAACAAAGTTTGGTTCTTTATCATCTACCGCAACTCCACCATCTTGAGCCAAGATAAATTCATCTAGCCGCCAAAGATCAGAGTTGGAAGGTTTGAACCTGCCGAAGTCTGTAATGAGCGTGGATTCAGCATCTTTGGCTAAACCCTTTTCCAATAGAACTGGGTCGGCTTTGACTGGGGTTACGCGTTCAAAGGTACGGCGAATACGACCTGTGTATTTGGTTGCTTGTCCTGCGGTACGAGAACCAATCATGGTACGGCGAGCGCGATTGCGAACGGCAAGCCATACTGGAAGATCATGGGTAAAAAATGTGGACTTACCAACACCAGGTGGGCAGTTTACAACTACATATTCCTTGTTAGGGCTTTCGGCTAGAGCAAGAACTTTATACGCTGCTTCCTCAGCCCAAGGAGAAGTCGAGCGAGCAAAGTAGCGTTGGCGAAAATACCCGAAATCATTGATTGCTTTTTCGGCATCGCCTTTAATCTTTTCAATGTTGATAACGCCGGCAGATTCAAACCCTGCTTCTCCAAGAACGCGGTTAAGGCGAGATGTGGGAGTGCGATACTGGCGCATAACTGTTGAGTGGCTAATGCCAGCCATCTTTGCGGCAGTACGCTGGGAATGTCCATCTTTGATTGCTTTGGCATATTTACGCCAACGCTCATCATCAACGCGTAGATTAGCTCCTGTCACAACTACACAGTACCTTACTTTTGATGCTGGTTTTCTTTATACCTGAATAGGTATAATAAATTCTATGTTTTATTTTGACATGATCTACTAAGTCCTTTGTCCAAATCCCCAAAGCAATCATTACTCCATCTGGACACGGGTAATGTTCAGACTCCCACTTACATCTTGGGCAGATAACAAAATACTTATGGGTATGTTCTTCCAACTTAATACGCAATTTCCTCTAGCGCATCTGCTATGCGTGATAGGACTGTAATCAAATCTTCTCTGTTGAGTTGTAGATGAGAGTAATCAGTTTCTTTTTCAACAATAACTTCCTTAAGGATTGTTGCTTCAAATGAAGCATTGGTATTTACTGCTGGGGTGTGAATACCATCCCACTCATACACACTTCGACCATTACTAAAAAGTCTTTTAATGTAGCCCATGATTTTCCTTTCGTAAGTAATCTAAATCCTAGCACTTGTGATAAGGTTTTGCTTATGGCTCAGAAGAAGTTATCCCTGTCTGCTAAGATGGGTGCGGTCATGGGTGTTCAACGCCCTATACCAGATAAACTTCGTATAGACCCAAACGCTAAGACATGGAATGATCTAAGCAAGGCAGAGAAAAAGATGCTATTCTCAAGTGCCTTAAAGGAAACAAACCGCAATAAAAAGCGGCTATCAAGGTAAGAGTTGTCAGGCTAGCTCTATGAAAGTCTGAGGCCGTTTCGCACCGGCTCTAATCCTCGTTAGATGAGGCAACCTGCTCCTGCTCAAAAGCCTTGGTTGAGTTATCAAAGATTAGCTTCCTTTAGAAGCGAGATCATCTGGTAGGCGTAACACAAGTTACCTACGCCCGAGTAACCCAACTAGATGATTACATGAAAGCGTAACTTCGGGCTAGGCACGAATCTAAACTTTAGAGAGGCAAAACGCTAGTGAGTGTGTGGGGTGGTTTGGTTTGTCACCACGCGATAAGAGCGTACATCTGAAAACAAAGATTGATTGAAATGAATTACTTAATAGCGTTCTTCAAAGCAACTGACCTTGGGTAGCGGTGTGAATAGATTACGCCATGACATATGAGTGATATGGTGATAATCAAATATAGACACGCACCCAGCCTCGGCACTCACCCAGTCAAACCCTCACCCTCAAGTAGAGGTTTAGAGTTAGCACACTCACGCTTGAGAGATACATGACCCTCAAGAGATACCTAGAAGAATAGGTGAGTGATGGTGGCTGAATGAGTGGTGAAAAATAAAAGTCTGATACTTGAATGAACCGTAAGCAGAAAAGATTGATCATCAATAGGTAATGGTTAAGTGTTGAATGGATTGTGAGTGGTTAAGTGTGAATATGTAAGGATTAGGTGGGAAATTGAGTAATCCCCAAAACCCTCCAATTATCTCCCAATTGAGCGTGAACCCTCGCCACACCTAACTTCCAAGCAGGATACAAGTTTCGCCACCACTTAGGGGAATTATTGCCACCACTTGCCACCACTCTCACCACACGCTCAATTTGCCAGGGTTAGACATCGGAACTATAAATGTCTAGCCTTAGAATCGGTTCTAAGCCCTATCAAGAAACGGGGCGGGGTGATTACACCCTGTAATTCTTACCCTTTCACACCCCAAGCGTCATGAAGATTGCCCCGCGCCGTAGTTTTTGAGTACTTGCCTTTGCGTAATCTATGCCCCTAAAATGGGAGATGAAGGAGAGGCGCGAGTGCCTTTCCACTATCTGAAAGGCTTGAAATGTTTATCTATCTGCTAGCAATAATTATCCCCATTTCGCTCTTTGCGCTTCTTCTCTCTTTAGAGAATGGGGAATCCTTCAATGTGTGAACTTTGTGGAATGTATAAGTCAATTACTTCGCGCCTCTTTGTCTATGACAACGGAGAGCAAGTATCACTAGCGGTATGTGAAAGATGTGTGACTCTCCATAATCGCTCTTCGCGTATTTATGATGGTGTGGAATGTACCAAGTGCAAGACAGTAATCCACCCTCTAGCCGTATTCCCTAACGATTTGTGCGTAGATTGTCACGCGCTCAATTTTGTAATGCCTTCCGCAAGTGAATTAGTAGAGATGTGGGGAGGGAAATAAAGTGAGCAGAGAAGTAACCCCGCAAGAGTTATTTGAAGCAACTAAGGAAGTAATCCCAAGCGATGTGATTCATTCTATCGCTTGGGAGTTTCCTAATTATCTTTCGGTTCTATTCAAGAACCCACAAGGTGCAGAAGGATTCCATGCAGAGTTAGCACTTGGCTATTCACTAGAGAAGGAAGAAGGCTACTCGTGGAGCCTTACCTCTGCCGATGGGTTTAACCTCATGATAGGCGAGTGTGAAGAATTACCAGCGAAAGAGATTGCGCTAAAGGCTTGGGAGCAAACACAAAGAGAGGATTTATTTTTCTGCCCCGCTTGTGGCGAGATGTATGACTATCTCACAATGGACGAAGGACATCACGCAGAAAATTGGTGCCACGCAGGGAATTTATAGCAAGGAAGCGCGCCCGAGTCGGTCGGCGAAGGTTTCAAGTACCTAGCGCGCACGAGTCCAAAGAGGACTTAGCAAGACAAGCGAAAGGGCAAGACATGAACAACACTCAGAAACTATCTTTTGATTGCACCTGCAATGGGTGCAGAAATTACCCTACGCGCCCCGCAGACATTTGGCATACGAGCCAATTAGAGGGCAAGACTCAAGGCTATTTCTTCAAGCCTTCAAGTATGCGGATGTTCTCTAGCCGTATCTCGGACTTCAAGCCCGTAGGAATTAGTAAGAGTGTCATCTCCTCGCTCTATGTAATTGTGTCCTCGAAGTACGGAATTGAAGGCGCGAGCCGTTATTATGAGATTCTCATAGTTTGCCCTTATGGAAATGTATCCCGCGATTGGCAAGACGAAGGGCGCGAGTTAGCAAAGTTTGACACGCTCGCAAAGGCTCGCAAGAGTCCACGATGGACGGGCAACGCTCCGCGCCCTGTCTGTAATTGTCACGGTTGCCAATTAGACGAAGTGGGGCGCGAGTAATGAAACTCACAAAGCGCGGGAAACTCGTCAGAGCTTTAGCCGTTGCCCTCTTAATCGGGGGCGGGGTGTATCTCCTCCTCCTTGTTGCCACTAATTTTTGGTGGACAAATTCCGGATTTTGCTGGGGTTCAATGTCCAAATGTTTAGCAGGTTCGCTTTAGTTGTCGGTCTATCGTCCACCCCGTAGGGGTGGGCGGTGGTCTGCTAATTTTGGCAGAAATAGAAAGGTGAAAAAATGAAAATGGAATGGACACCAATGCGGGGAAGAATACAAATAACGCCCAAAGGAACCCCTAGGGCTTTTCTTTATTATTATGTGGTGAGGGAGGGGGCGTACCGATACAGGGCGGGGCGGTATTGGTTCAATCGGGAAGTTGATTTCACTTTTAATGGTTCACCCGTAGTTTTTCCCACTTCAAAACTTGCGAGAGAATTTTGCGAATTACATGATGAAAAAACCTTAGTGATTGAAGCCGTGACCGCATGAGTAAAGATTTATCTTGTCCTTGCGGGATTGTGGACGAATGGACAAAAAACGGTTTTTATTGTGAAAAGTGCATGAAGAAAGAGGGCAATGAATGAACCGCGCTGTAATTTGTCCTAAATGTTCGCAAGAGCTAGAAGTAAGGGCGGGAAAATTCGCTCACGATACTCTCGCGGCTCATTTACGGCGGGAGCATAAACTATAAAGTAAAGGGTTAGACAAAACCCCCGCAAAAGTCTAAAGCGGGGGTCCAGGGTGTTAAAAATTTAATTGCCTGACACTAGGCAGAACTCACTCAAGCTGCGAAAAAATTACCGGCCTGTTGCTAGGCAGAACTCACTCATTGGAAGCATTTTTTAATTTTTGGACTAACTCACTCCTTGCATCGAGCAAATTATCTATGCTCCACAACAACATCTCGCGCTTGCGCCAATTCATTCTTTTTCCATAGGTATCAGTAGAAAGATCGCGCTGAAGGTTGCCGAGAGCTTCATCTATCTCGGCTAGTGATTCATCTTCGACAACCAACATGCCCCAACTTTACTCTTGCTTACGGGCTTCGCGCTTGATTTGATACGCCCGGATTTCGGCAGCATCATAGAAAACTTGCTTGCCAACTTTCTTCTTCCAGGTAATTGTCTTGCGAGATTGCAACTGCCGTAAATTATTGAGATTGATTTTTAAGTGTTCGATTACCTGAAGGCTAGACCAAAGTTCTTCACTCATTAGAATGGAGCCTTATCTGACTTGGCAGTTGCCTCGACTTTAGCGCGATCTACCTTCTCAATTTCGTTACCGAGAATCTTCAACCCTGATTTTTCTTCTCCATCAGCGTTCTTGTATTCCTCATAAACGAGTTTGCCGGACACGGTAGCGGTATCGCCTTTCTTGTATCTATCCACAATGCGTTCTGCAATCGCACCAAAGAATGTAACCTTCAGCCACAAAGTAGGCCCATCAACCCAAGAATCGCCCTGACGGACATTCTGAGATACGGCGATGGAGAAGGTAGCAACCGCCTTGTTATCATTTGTGAAGGTCAATACGGGGTCTTTACCAAGGTTTCCTGTAATAGTTAAATTGTTCATTTTTTCCTTTTCTAGTACCAGTTGTAATTGCGTTCATGTTGCCACGCCAAGCAAGCTGAACCCGCGTAGCGCATTTGAATGTAGTGTAACCCATAAGTAATCTGTTTGTATGGGTTAGATGTTTTGACTAAATTGTAGTTTTTCCAAGTTTGCGGCATGAATTGTGCTATGCCATAAGCACCGGAACTAGGGTTTTTAGCCTTTGCGTTCCAATGACTTTCAGCCTTCCAGAGTTTATCCAGGCAGGAAAACTCTTTTGCGGAAATTAAAGTTCTAGCGAAAGCCCTTGGCTGGAGCTTGACCACCAGCAATTTAGGTTCCAAGGCTTGCGCTGCACTAGCGAATACGATTCCAACCGATAATCCGGCGATTACAAGGAAGCGCAAAGATGTCTTTATTTATTTCTCGCTTCTCTCCTTAATGCAGACATAGCAAGCATTGGTGGCGTAAACATATCCCCCGCAACTGGGGCAACGATTGATCTTTTCATCCATTTCATGCTCCTTATTTTTTGAGAGTAATTGATTCTTTGATAAAACTCTTGGCAATATCTCGGGCCTTTTGAAGCGCAGCAATATGGATTTGATCTGCCGTCAGCTCCAAATTCTGCTCATAAGGTTCCAAGATAAGGCTTTGAATCGCGCTCACAATGTCCTGTGCAGTTCGATTGTGAACATAGAGCATCAATCCATTAACTTGCTCGCCAACCGCCGTAGGGTCTGGCAGGAATTGCTTATACGGTTGCTTCTTATCGGTCATTTTTTGCCCATCCCGTTCCTTTGAAGTGGCTAGGTGTTGCTTGAAATACCTTGTTCATCTGAACATGGCACTTAGGACACTCGACTGAGTGTATGTCATCAAATGTCAAATAAACAGTAGAAGTGCCTTCACAAATCGAACATTTGTAATCATAATGAGGCATTTTTGGCTCCAAACATCCGATAATTGATACAAAAGCAATCAGGGCATTTCGCTTCGACCCATGTAGTTCTATGAAATTCACGATCTATAGCAATTTGTTCAGGACAATCAGAGCAAGGAATTAACCCTATGTATAAAGGTTCTGAAAGTAGTAACCCCTCAGAAATAATTGAGTAAGTCATTAAGCAACATCCTCATATCTATTGCGTTTAGCAATTTTTCTCACGGTGTTTTGGCTCACCCCAAACTTCTTAGCCAACTCAACCAATCCCACCGTATTCCCCTTCTCAACTCGATATTCAGCTCTTATCTGCCGGACTTCCTCATCGCTGAGGATTCGCTTAGTTAGGTTCATTTGATATCCTTATCTCGCATCACTAGCGGTTTCATCCGTTGGTTTAGTCCTGAGTAAGACTTGTCAAAACTGCTCACTTCAACTCCTTCTCGATGGCTTGAATAGTGGGGCAGGGGTAAGACGCTTCAATAGGTGACATATAATCCCCCCGTTCCTCTAAACAATGGGTGCAGTTTGCGCCGTTCCACTCAGGGACATTTGGGTTCTGCCAAAACCTGGGCTTATGCAATTCCACTACCGCTTTAAGTGCGTTTCCCAAACGGCTCGAAATGGAACAAGAATCGTTTAGAGATTTAATTTCAGCCAGCAATTCATCGTGATTCATTTCTCACCCCTAGCGATAGTGGCGTATTGGTGACAAATACACGAGCAATCTTGATTCTTTTCGTCTTTGCCACACCAAACATCATTAAAACAAGGTTCGCAAATCTCAATCTCCCGCGCTATCTGCTCGCGCAATTCCTTTTCCCATTCTTGCTTTCGGTACGCAACTATTTGCTCTACCGCAACTTGATAAACGGGTGACACCATAACCGTCTCGCCATTGTCAGCAGTAAATTGAGCATAAGTTTTTTCAGTCATTCCATCACCTCTCTAATCCTGTTGTAAATGTCGGTTTGTAGTTCCTCAAGACATTGGTTGTAGCCCCAACCTCGTTGAGTTAAAACATAAGGCGCAGTTGCCTTCTTTGGTTGCCTCTCCAACACATCTCGGTTGGCTAGGAGAGAGGCGCGGTATTCAATCTCGGTTTCAATGCCCCAAGCGCAAGGGTTGTTAATTACCTCATTTAATTTGGCAATTCTGTCGTCAATCCACGCTATAACTTCATCGTGAGTGGGTTGGGTCATTAGTAAGGCCTTCCTCTTAGAACATTGCTAATAGCCGTTTTCATGTACGCCCATCTTGAAATACCAACATGTTTCCGCGTGGGCCACATGGCTATCTCATACCTCAACATGGCTTTGCGATCAAACTTACTCACCATCCACCCCCATAATCGCTTTGGCTTGTGCTACTGATTCAGGGCAGGGAAATTCGGTATAGCAGATACGACAATGATTTTCTGCTTCGTTAATTCCAACGCCATGCCTCTCAAACTCCGCTTTGTGGGCGCGCAATAAGGTTAAGACAAAACCTTCATTGTGTTTTTCTATAAATTGCGAATCTTTAAGGAGCGCAATGGTCGCACGAGTTCTTAGAATCCCTGTTTCAATCCGTTCCTGCGCCTCTTGAACAATCTCTAGGTCGGTCATAGCAACCCCTCGCTTAGAATTGTTGGGTTGATAAGGTCTGACCAATCAAAATTCTCTAAAGTGCGCTCACGAATCCAATCAATGCCATTAAAGAAAAACTTGGTGCGCGAAGATGCTCGAATGTATTGAGCCTCAACTATCGCCCCGAATTTTTTTGGCTCGGTGACGGGTGGGGTTGGGTTAAGGTCATTAAGGGTTTGCTGAATAATGGCGAACGCTCCACGCGCTTTGACCGATTCATCGGATTGCGGATAGGTTCTTGTGCGCCATTGATCTATACCCTCAATGCCTTCTTTCACCGCCAATTTAATAATTTTCAATTTATTTGGCGCAATCACCACCGCACCCGCACCCACCACTTTCGCAGGGCGAAGGTTGGTGGTGAACTTTTCGAGTACCGCTTCGATGACATCATCTTCACCCTTTCCCCACAAACGGTGATACCGCATAAATCCGTAATACTTTCTACCTTCGTATTCCCATGTATAAAGTTCCATTATCGCCCCGTAACTGCAAAGACATAGTTTTCATAATCCTCGCGGTGCTGGTCGAGATCGTAGTTATTAAGCTCTAGCGCGGCTTCAGCTTCGCAATGGCAACATGGAGTCACTAGGTACTCCCCATCTACATTCCAAAGCATTTCAGGGATAGTCCAGAGATCAGAGTTTGAGCAGTTATTACACTCAAAAGTATCTGACTCGCTTATGTTGTATTCGGCTAAAAAGATTGCAACAAGTACCGGTGTGGCTTTGCTGATCTTGCAATCTGAGCAACTGAGTTCGCTGGCGGTTTTCATAATGCGCGACCCCCACCGATACGACCTGAGAAATACATCAAGCCAAAGAAAAATGCTGACCAGAAGATGACTCGAACGATTGTGCGAGTTCTGTAATAAGCGCGTGACTTCATTCTGTTTCCGTCTTTTCTGTGCGAAGGAGTGGGATAGGTGCGCTCCAAGTTCTTGCGCCGAGTGGTCGGATAGCTAGTCGGGTGATCCCGTTTTCAAAGTTAGTGACAAGGTACTCATCACCGTTCTCATCGCGGAATACATGGGTAGTAATCATTAGTTGCCTTCTTTCATTAGTTCGACTTCGATTTTAAGGGAACACCATTCACACTCGTAAACTGGCGTTGATTCTTCTACTAGATGGATGAGTAGGCGATTAACGAAACCGCCTTTAGTACCGCAGAATACGCATTGCATTAGTGTCGCTCGATCCAAAGTCCGGTGATTGCGAGAACTGTAAAAGTCGCGCAGATCAGCATCAGAGCAATCACATCGCACCGCCTTGTTTGCACTCAGCCTCAATCTCCCGCGCTATCTGCTCGCCAATCTCATGCCGAAACTCACAATAGCAATAATGCGCCGTTGGTTTATCGGGGAAGTAGTAAGTGATTTCGGTTCCACAACCCGCGCAGGGTAAATCTTTTAGGTAACTCACTTCTCCATCTCGCTTAAAATTATTGGGCCTATGCCGTAATTGCCATACATGGCTTCTTGATCTCTGCTCCAAGAACACGATGGGCAAAGTTTCCAAACATAACCTTCGGCTTCCCAGTCAATCATTGATTCACCGTCATGGACATTTTCGCAGTCATAGCAAGAACGGCGACCATCATTGAAAATGGAATCCTCGTACTTGATTTGAAGTTCGCGTTCAGCTTCCGCAGAATCGCGGTCTGAATGGTAGAAAGCAGGGTCACCCGAACCAAGAATTGAAGTCACTTTTTCACCGACCTTGCTCCAGCATTACACCAATCGCACTCGGCAATTCCAGTACCATCGCCAGCCAAATAAATAACTACCTGATTAGCGAAACCACCTTTGGTTCCGCAAAATACACATTCCATATTGCACCTTTTCTCTTGGGGAGCTGATGCTCCGTTACTGCGTAATCTATTCCTTGCCGTAATCTGTGTCAAGTGAATAACCAGCAGTTCGCAATAAATCTAAACCGTCAGAAACCCGTTGAATCATCCACCAATCGCCCACCGAATCAAGCCCAACCCCGTTAGGTTTGACTATGAGGAAGCCAAATTCTGCCCCCGCGTTGATCGTTTCAGCCGTTGTTTCTTTGAGCCACGCTGGGATTGAATAGGTTTTTTGGTTCTTAATTTCAAATACGAGATTGCCACATCCAGCAATATCTCCTTGATCGAGTGCGCCCGTTAAGGCTCTGCGTTCAACATCAGGAAACATGGCTTTTACTTGCGCGTTCTTAACAAAAGCAGTTTCAGCCGAAGTGCCTTTTTGTTTAGCCTTGCTCATGGTTAATCCTCTTAATTCCTTTGGCTATAAGTTCCGCCTTGATTGCCTCTGGCATAGGTACGCTTCTCTCTTTCGCTTGTTGTAATTCCTGTGCTATCTGAGCAGAACGCAATCTTTCGCGTTCATCACGAATCCTCGCTTGTTCGATTTCGTATTCCTTGGCTTCCTGTTCACTAAGTTTGCGTGGCGGAGTTGGGCCATCAAGCCAGCGTTCTTCATCAAGCCAACGCGCCGGAAAAGGAGTATAGGAAGGGTCGCGGTGAGGGTCGCTGGCGTACTGCTTGACGGCTTCTAAGATTGTTTCGGGGGAAACTTTCTTAATAGCAATACGCCACGACTCTCTGGCTGCGACAACATTCTTGCGAATTGGGTAAGTATTCCAAAACTCCCCAAAGGGTTGTTCAGCCATTGTAAATCCTTTTTTTCACTCTAGGAGCGACAACTTCATTGACCATATCTTCGGTGATTCCATATTGGTTAAGCACAAATAAAGTTTTTTCCTTCAAACCCTTTACTCGCAAACTTCCCCTAAAGGAATCTCTTTCAGCTTCAGTCAATCCGCCCCATACGCCAAACTCTTCCTGCTCGAATCCCCATTTCAAACATTTCATTTGAATAGGACAAGCCATGCAAACGGGGCGAATCAACATCATCTCTTTGAACGCTTCCCGACTTTCTTCGGGGTCAAAAAAGTAATTGAATGGCAAACCCACACACGCGGCTTGCTCCCAATCTATCCCCGCCTCATGGAAGAACACCCAATATCCCCGCTTTCATCGTAATAAGCACAATAGAACTTACAAAAATGGCGCGGTTTTTCTGGAGCAGGAACAATTTTGTCAATGGATGCTTGCTTAACTTCTTCATACCACGCAAAGGCAGCCTCCGCCTTGGCTGGGTCATAAGGTTCAGAATGAACCAATATGTCCCCCATCTTGCCATCTCTGGGAATCGTTACAAGTGCGACTGTCAATGGGTCATGCCCGTTCTCTTTGAGAATATGAGCATAAACCTGCGCTTGCCATACTTGTTGATCGCTAGGGAAATAGCGAAGGCTTGCCTTTGTGGTGGTTTTCCAGTCCACAACTAATCGCTTATCTTTGATGTAGAGGTCGGTATGAGCTGGCATCCCAAAAGCATCTATCTCTTGCTCGATAAGCAAGTTATCACCAAATGGGTCTTCGCGCTTGATTGCTTCCGCAATTCCGGCGTGAATGAAAGTTCCCAAAATTGCTGGCAACTTCTCTGGAGAATTGGTTTCCTCTTTACCCGTAAGTTGGTAATACACCTGCCTACGGCAACCGCCAAGTTGAGAGGGTCCAATCTCTATTTGCTTAGAGCGCGAGCGATTATTATCTTGCGCGGTCAGGGCTTCGGTAAGAAAACGATAGAGAAAGTCATTGGTTTCTTCGCTCATAATTTCTCCCATAAAACAATGGCGCGAGCATGAGAAGTGAGGCGAGTGGCGCGTTGAAAGCCCACGCGAGAGATTGAGCCATCATGCGACCATTCGCGCATCTTTGCTCCAACCGCATTGTTGGAGTTGATAGTTCCTTCTCCTGGTAATCCAATTGCCTCGATCAAATCTTCTGAAGTAAAGCGTGTTCCCTTATCCAATTTGATAAACCAAAGTTCGGCATCTGATGACCAGAGGGATTTCTCAATAAGGGCAATGCGTGTGCCAAAATTGGCTAAATCTTCTCCGTTCATGCTTCCTCATTTTCTTTAATGTAGGAAACTTGAGAATTGATTGCATCCTTGAGTGTTGTTCCATCAACGGGAATATCCAAAAATTCGGTGGATTCGGACCACAACTTCCGCAACTTCTCAACATCGGTATGAGCCTTAATGGATGTAACTAGAACATGTGCGCGGGCAATTTGGGCATCTGTGTGGGTTGGCTTTTCAACATTACGGGGTGCTGGCTTATCAACTTTAACCTTCTCTGGTGTGCCATTGCCACGCGATTCAGTAAGGTCAAAGAGATCGCCTTTGTGCCACAAATCTAGGGCTGCCCCAAAGCGCATGCCAGCATTACGCAAAGCATCTCCAATGGCTTCCTTAACCGCGTTGGTTCCCTTGGAGTTTCCGGAATCTCCATAGCCGATACGAGTAATGCCACAAACAGTCAGGCGTATCCATAGACCGCCTTTGTCATCTAACTTAGGCAATCCATCTTCGCCTACGGCAAAGGGCTCCCACGACCATTCTAGGTCGGTTTCAAGCAATCGCTTGGTCAGGGCAGCGTGACCTACATAATCGAGCTGGATTCCACCCTTGGGAATCTGGTTGATTTCATTGGCTGGAAACGGCTCCAGCATCTTACTTACTGGATTTACTACTTTTTCACTCATTTTGCACCTTTTCTGTTGGGGGTCTTATGACCCATTGAGCGTAATCTAGCGGAGCGTAATCTTTATTGTCAAGCATTACTTTCCGTGTCGCAAGGTAGGATTGGCGCATGGCTCCCAATAACCGCCCCACTTCGATCAAAATTTTTGGGCAAAGATACAAGGTGCGGTACGACTATGTTTCAGATGACAATAACGGGCTATGCGACCCAGATAACAACACAATTCATATTTCGCCTTCTATGCAAGACGACAAACTTTTAAGAGTTCTTATGCACGAAATTACCCATGCGGTAATAGCTGAAACCCCAATCCATGATAGAAAACGCTTCAATGAAGAAGAAGTCTGCGACATCGTGGGGTTTCATTTTATGGATACTTTGAAACAAAATCCAAAACTTTGGGAATGGTTAATCAAAGAGATGGATGAAGAAGCCTCTTAATAAGAAAATCTACAACTGGCAAATAAACTGACCGCCTTCACGATAGCCACAACCGATATTCGCTTGTTACGCGCCCACGCTCAGGGTCCACAAAGTGCAAACGCTGAGAAGGCTCACCATTAGAAGCAAGTAAATCTCTGGCGTAACGATTACCGGATTCAACCGCTGCGCTCATAAAGACCTGCCCTTCACCATTAGCCATGTTCCATGATTGGTGCTGATGGAAGTGACCGATATAAAGATCGCGGAAGTCAAAGCCCTTGGTGATTTTGTCCACTTCATCAAAGAACTTGTAAGCCCCTGACTTCCAGCGGTCAGCGAATCGAACAATCGTTGAGGCAGTACCCCAGCGGATTTCATCGCCGTGAATAAGCAGGGCTTTATAGTTGCCAATCTCTACGCGCTGAATATCTTCCTTGGACATTTGCCAAGTAAGTCGTTTCTCGCCTTTGAGAGCTTGACCAGCAAACATATATACCAACTTATCCCAGTTCACATCTTTGGGAAGTTCGCCAAGTTTTCCAATTCTTCCATGATTACCTGGCTCACAAACAACTGTTACCTTATCGAAATTGGTTAGGAGTGTGCGAACAATGTCAATCATTATTCGAGATGCTGCGACAAATTGCGCCATAACATCTGAATCGACCTCGTAGGGCTGCGAGGGAAATATTGTCGTGTTTTCTATGATGTCCCCACCGAACATCACTACACACTCTTTAACTGGGTGGTCTGCTCGTTGGATATTGGCAATTTTAATTACCTTATCTACGCTTTGCTTGACCAATCGTTCGCACTCTTGGGTGTTATAGGTCAGGGTTTGCTTGCCTAATTGCCAATCTGTTGAGTGAAGTAAAGCAACCTCTCCGCGTTTAGATCGTGGGTCTTTAGGTGGAGTTGGAATTGGTGGAACTTTGCCCATAGATAACATGGCATCGTGGGCAGCTTGGACTACCGCATTTGTGAAATCTTCGCGTGATTTTTTAAGTTTTGAATACTCGCGCTGAGAAGTGTTAAGGGCTTTAGTAAGTTCGATAATGCGTGGGTCTGAATCTCTTTCCATCGCATCCAAATCATCTTCTAGGCTCACTTAGCACCCGCACAATCTCCGCGCCGATGGCGTGAAATTACGCCATCCTTAATTTCAATGCCGTTCTTTTTAAGAACTCTAGCAATGGAAGCACTTGTTGTATCTTCCCTAACCAATCTTTCATTTATCTTAGCAAGTGAGGCTTTATCAAGATTTTTAAGAAATACGCAAAAGGTACATTTACCTCCGCTGGCATGGCGAAATAAATTGTCATTTACTAAATCATCCGCAAGGCTCATTGGCTATTCCTCCAAACCAGCATAAACTGGGTTAATAAACCAACTCCAAGCAGCACCGTAACGGGGATGATTTACCGGTCTCCATGCATCTCCATCAAACTTAAATATTTGCCGTGTATTCCAATCTGGAACTGCATATGATTCGTCAAGCCTCGCCTCTATAAATGTTCCTACAACTTTAGGTTGTTCTGTTAAGGATTGCCCCGTAGGGGCATCTTCCCAAAGCTGAGAAGCAATCTCAGTAGCAAGAGTGACATAACCGGCAAGGTCATGCCAAGAATCTTCATGTGAAGGGTTAGCGAACGCTCTCGCCATTTTCCACGCGATCATAAATGTTGCAACTTCGGTAGGACTTAGATCATCTTGGTGCATAAGCGCACCCCAGATACGACCAACGGTGGCGAAATTAACCTCTGCATCGCCGTATTGCAGTTGCCGTTCTTTGAGGATTTCCTCAACCTTATCTTTCATAGTTCAACCCTTTCTATTGGTTGAACAGAGCGTAACAGATTAAATGAATTTGTGAAGGGATTTGGCAATAAAAAATCCCCCCATTTCTGAGGGGATTTCGGTTCTCTGCGGTTAAAGTAAGGATACTTGAAAAGTCCCGCAACTAATAATTGGAGTTTCTGGAGAATCCGAAATTTGCGCCCAGACCGCCCAAGTTCCAGCCCCATAAGAACCTGTCAGGAAGCCCGTAGCGCCACTTGGGTAGGCGGCGGTAGGTAAGACTGTGGCTGCAAACCAATCGCTACTCTTAGGGGCAGTATTAAGGGCTATAACGGCAAAGGAAACGCCTGAAGTGATGACCACATTATCGCGGGTAACGAGAATAGGTTGAAATTCAACGCTACCTAGTGGGTACACATTTATCATTGGGTTTGTCCGTTCCAGAGCCTATTGGAGATTAAAGCCGACCAAAGCCTTGTGCCAAGGATAGCAGTTCGCCTCTTATCTTGAATAACTGCGGCGTAATTGAGTTGATCGCCCATCTGGGCAGACCAGAAAATATCACCTGTTGTATCCACCCAAAGGGTTGGGGAAACCTCAGAGTAAGCAACAATCTTATGGTCGGTAAATGAGTTGCTTTTCTTGACCTTAGCCGAGAGAGAAGCTGTAACCCCAAGAGATGACTGGATAGTTAAGGTCTTGAAAGTATCTGCCGACAAGGTGGCATTTATGTTGGTGCTTGCACTAAGTAAGCGAGTTACAGAAGCATCGGCGGTAAGACCGGCAGTTATTGCCGTTGATGAATCCGATGCTACCGATCTATTCGCACTTGATGTAAGGGTGGCGGTTACTGCCGTTGTGGAACTAGCATACTTTTGGAATACAGCAGAAGCAGTAAGGGTTGCAGTTACCGGCGTTGATGAACTTAACTTCTGATCTTTACTTGTGTCAGCAGTTTCTGTTGAGGTGATGGCAAATGAAGCGCCAGTAGAAGTTGTCTTAGATGCGTCAGCAGTTTCTGTAACCGTTACCGCAAGAAATGAATCACCTGATCGAGTTAGATTTGCAGATGCGGTAAGGGTTGCTGATATTGCAGAAGTAGATGCAATTAAACTGTTGTTAGAAGCCGAACCAGTAGCAGTTGCTGTGGCATTGAAGTTCTCATCAGCAAATTCAGTTTTAGCAGCAGTAGATGTTTCAACATCAGCAACTGTGAGGTTTGCTTGGGCAAGCAATGCCCTGTAACCATCGGCAGGTAGCGTTACAGTAAATGATGATGATGCTGAAACATAAACAGTCTTTGTAGTATCAGCAGTAAGGGTAACTGTTGTTGCGGTTGTTTCTTGGGCGTACTTAGTAAGAGTGGCATCGGCTGTAAGAGTTGCAGCAAAAGATGAAGAACTACCTGTAAAAGTAAGAAGAGCAATTAAAGCTGTAGTTGTTGCGGAAATGACAATAGAAGAGCCAGCATTAACTGTGTTGCTCCCAGAGTTATACTGAACCCCTGCCGCGTTATAGGCAATGCTCTGGTTATAGATTGCCATCGCTTATTACTCCAAAGTTGTTGTTTGTTGATCCAAATCCGTCTGCGCCGTCAATTCATATTCACCCTGCCCACATTGAACGCATACGGTATTAACCTGTGGGTCATTCTCATTGCGTGTTTCGATGTAGCCTGTATTACAACAGGTTGAAAGGTATTCGTATCTGTAATTCATTATTGCTCCTTAGTAGTAAAGAAAGACAACGCCGTTACCACCATTGCCGCCTGTGCTTCCGTTGGAAGAACCGCCTCCGCCACCACCGCCAGAGCCACCGTTACCGCCTACGCTTCCTACGCCTGCTGTTGGAGGAATTGTAGATGTGTAACCTGCTCCACCACCACCACCTGAGCCGCTACCAGTTCCAGTTGAACCAGCCGCACCTGTGCCGCCATTACCGTTGCCACCAGCGGAACCAGTACCCGACATATTTGTTGAAGCCGCACCGCCACCAGCGATTAGACCTGAGCCACCAGCGGAAGCTGTGTATGCAACTCCTGCGCCGCCTCCGCATACTCCGCTTTGGCTTCCGCCAGCGGCATAGCCATAAACTGCATTGGAAGCGCCAGGTGCGCCTGTGTAAGCAGTTGTGCTACTTGAGGCAGTTGAAGTTGTTGCTCCACCTGCTGCGCCACCAGTTGCGAGTGGGCTACCTGCGCCGCCACCTGCAAATACCATCCCGTAAATTGAAGGGTTGCCGCTTGTTCCTATTCCAGCAACGCCACCTGCACCGCCCGTTCCAACCGTTACTGTATTTGAAATGTAAGTCCATCCTGCGGAATAGCCACCTGCTCCACCGCCGCTACCACCTGAACCAGCCGCGTTACCTGCTCCACCACCGCCTCCACCAATAACAACTGCATAAACACGCAAGATGTTTGACGGGATTGTTACGGAACCGCTTGTAGTAAAGGTTTGTTGTAGTTTTAGCCCATAAGGAGAATCACTAAATGATGAGTTGTTATAAATAGTTGTTGTCATTTTATCTCCTAATAGTAAAGGTAAAGGATTCCTGCGCCGCCTGTGCCGCCAGTAGTACCAGCACCGCCACCGCCGCCACCAAGTCCACCAGCCCCACCAACTGTTGAAGATGCACTTCCACCATTACCTGCTACTCCACCGCCACCACCACCGTTGCCAGTGTTTTGTGCGCCACCAGTGGTAATAGCACCTGTAAGAATATTTATTCCGTTGCCGCCAGCACCGCCAGTATTTGTAGTGCCGTTTACTGACCTACCACCACCACCACCCGCTAATCCTGAACCACCAGCACCAGCAGTAGTCGGAACGCTTGCAGTACCTATTCCGCC